CAGTTAAGGTCTATCGTCCGTTGCATAATTACAAATCCTATGCACTTATCAACATCTGTCAAGGAATTGGCTACCCCCCACCAAAGGGTATAGGCTAATAATTATCTTTCTAAATTAGAGTATGGGCTTATTCCTTACGCCCCAAGTCGCGTTGTTCTCCATACTGATTTGATCTGTTCGGAAGTGCCGAATAGTTCCATCGTTCAAGGCAATAGTCCAAACGTCGTTGGCAAAGGTTCCGCTGTTGACGACATAGATCGCCATGCCGTCACCCAGCGCGGTCTTAACAGGGATAGGATTCTTGAACTCCATCATACCTTTTTCTTCGCCATGCGCTTCCAAGCCTCCGCTGTTCTCTCATAGCAAGCCTTGCATTGGTGTTCCTTGCAATCTGACCCGCAAGATGGGCATTTATGTTTGGTCTTCATGGCTAGTCAGAAAAGTCTACGAACTCCATCTTGTCAACAATGCTCTGCATCTCGCGACTCCTTGGAGCCTCGGCCTTCTTCTCGGTCATCGTAGCCACTGCGCCTCCGCGCTGGCGCATGAGGTAGACCAGCATAGACAGGGAATCCAGTGCGTCAGGTGACTTGCTCCTAGTCCGCTTGCAATAGTCGCCCTTGCTCTCCACCCTAACCAGACCCTTGCCCTTCTGCTTGTACCTCCTTGCAGTTGCTTGGCGGATCAGATCCTCGTTCCTGAACGAAGGCGAAATCTTCAGGTACTCAAACTCCAGATACTTCGACAACCCAAAGATCAATTCTGTCACAACGCCGTTGTACAACTCGCTAGCCTTCTGCGAGTCGTCGCCAAGGATGTGCGTATCGCTAGCCGCCCATGAGTAATTGACTCCCATGACCTCCGTTCCAAACAGACTGCACAGCGAGTCGTGAATGCCTGCGCCGTTGCCAGTCCTATCCACACACAGCCAGTTGGGACTGATCTTCATCGTCTTCGCAAACTTGATGATCGCCTGCGTCTGCTCCAAGGTTGCCTTCTTTGGGAATGGTATCTGGCTGTCCAACTGCAACACCACCCTCGCCCCCTTGAATGGAATGAACTGACCAGACTGGGGAGTCCAGCCGTCAGATAACCCAAAGCGTCCGTAGGAACACATTACCTGATCGTTCCCCTCAAGTGCCAAGTCAAACGCCGCCAGTGCCACTACAGGCCCAATAAAGCGTACCTGACCGAGTGCGTTGTCCATCATGGCAGGCGTGATGATGCCCATCGCCATGCCCTCCTCTGGGAACCAGCCGCGAGCCATCGTCATCGCCTCGGCAGTACGACCCCGCGAGATGTATCCCATGTAACCCTGATATGTTTGCAAGCCAGCGTACACGATGCGCTTCTCGATCACGTTCTCACACTTCGCAGCGTCCAATCGCAAGACATGGTATCCCTCCTTGCTGTCCCACTCAAAGTCCTCCTCGCAGTCAACAGATCCCCAGCCGTCCTTTGGCTCACACCGCTGGGCAAAGTTGCTGGTGCGATCCCTCGGATTGCTCGCGCCAAATATCTTGATGTGACCCTTGTGCGATTCCGTATCAGCCGTAGACAGGATGTTGTTGATACCCTCCCAGACGCCCACAGGGACTTCCTCGGCCTCATCCAACACCACATGGGTGCGAGACAGCCTGCCCCACTTCTCATGCTCCTTACCCGCTCTCGGTATGGGGTGGAATCCACGCAGGGTTCCATGCCCACTCTCGCCCTTCGGAATCGCGACGAGGTGAATGCCTTGCTTGCTGTCGTTGGTCACTTGAATGCTGGTCGCCTTCTCATCCTGATCGGTGACGGGCTTCACCAAGGCAGTCCGATGAAAGGTCTTGATGTTCGCAAAGATGTTTCTTTCGGCGTGTTCCTTGGTCAGCGAGATCACCTTGATACAGGTGTACTCTGGGTCGCGATACCAGTCCAAGTAGAACCAAGCAGCCGCCCCAAAGCTCTTGCCCATAGCACCCGCGCCCTGCACCAGCACTCGATCACCAGCGAACAGGCAACGCCATGTGTCACGCGAAGACCTCGGCCTCCAGTCGTACACAGCCGCCCCCCAGAGGATGGTGGCAGCAGCCTCAAACTGGTCGTGGTTGAGCAGGTGCATGACATACTGGCGAACCACCATCTCAGCCGTAGGCAGGTCAATCTCTGTCAATCCAACGGAGTTCTTAGCCGTCTTCGTTATGATGTACTGAGCCGCATAGAGCAGTCCAATATCCTCATCGCGATCTGCCTCCTTGCGGATGTTGAGCGCGTGGGCGTGGAAGACCTTGATTGAGTGCGGAGGTGTGAGGCGGTATCCTGTGTCTTGCATATGTAGTGTTGATGTTCTGTGTGATTCTGTTAAATAGTGCAAGCGTGATTAGTGTTGATGCTCTGTGCGATTCTGTTAAATAGTGCAAGCGTGATGTACAACCAATACGACCAACTCCAGTCCCACACCTATCAGGAGGCAACCAAGCTAGCCGCAGCGGGAGAGGAGTTCAGTCATCTGATTAGCCTCATGAATCCCGACTACGCTCTCCGTATGCGGATATTTGTGCAGAACCTTCCAGACGCCATCCGCGAGAAGACAATCTACGGCAGGGCGGTCGTAAAGACCCCAGCAAAGAGTAGTAAGAAACGCTAGTAAGAGCAGCATCCTTTGTACGCGCAGGATTCAACCGCAGCCTTTTCGGTCGCTAGGTAAGCGTTGACCGCAGGGATGATCGTAGGCAGGAGCGCGTTGATGGATGCGTTGTACGCCTTCAGGCAGGCTAGCGTCGTGCAGTTGGCTGGCCCAAGCTGGTACTCAGCCACACGCACATACAGGTCATCCAGCGTAGCCGCCGTGATGCGTTGGTAGGAGCCGTCAGCGTTGGGGTACTGGTAGTTCCAACCTGTCGGCGGTATGGCGACGGCCATATTATGAAGTGTATGATCCGTTTGCGGAGTAGGTGATAATTGTATTCGCCCCACTCGTAGAGATCAAAGGAGAGTTGGTTGCGATTCCAGAATAGCTAGCGGTCGGAATAGAGAGTATGATTCCACCAGACTTGCCATCTCCTCCGACACTCCCTTGGCTCTGGGTGTTTCCACCACCACCAAAGATTCCGCTACCCAATCCATTTCCATCAAGTCCGCTACCATCAATCCCACATCCGCCACCACCGCCTGCATAGTATTGACTAGATCCAGTTATTGAAGAGGTAATAGGGTTGCCGCCATTTCCTCCTATGGAGTCTCCATTATCGTTAATATAGGGCACACCCCCCAAGCCTCCTGCTCCACCGCCGCCACCGCCTGCATCCATTCCAATATCTGGCAGACCGCCGTTAAAACCTTGCCTGCTCGTTCCCAATCCAACCGATCCAGAAATTAATGAGTTAGTTCCAGCACCTCCACCAGATCCTCCGTTGCGTCCTGAAAGATAAGGATCGGCTTCTCCAGCCCCTCCTCCACCTCCGATTGCAGTTACCGATGACCCAGATGAGATTGATGAGTTTCCTCCGTTAGATCCCCATGCGGAAGGAGGTTGAGCTACCCCACCTGCCCCTACAACCATTGAAAACGACACTCCAGCCGCAGTAACCAGCCATGATCCAGAGACAACTCCACCTGCGCCACCACCACCTGCACCATTGCCGTCACTAAGTGAACTTCCTGCCGCCCCACCACCTGCAACAATTAGGTAGTTAATGGAAAATGGATATACGATGGCAGGAGTAGGTTTGATTTGAGGGATTTTCAGCATGGTGGCGTAGTTATTAACCACCTGAGTGAGGCCAGCTACGTCGCCCTGAGCAAAGTTAATGCGCCCTTCAGGGGCGAAAAACAGCAGGTTCTCATGCAGGTAATCGATGTATGTTTGGATGCCAGCGATGACGGCATAAGGTTTGATCGCTCGGTTGCGAATCAGGAGCCTCGACTCCGCCATCCTGCGCCGTGAGTGATCCTTGATCATGCTGATTACTGCTGACCGCTGGTGGTGTCCTTGCCAATCGTGTATTCGGCGCGTAGAACAGGACATCCTGCGAATCGGCCAAATGGGTAGACAAAGTTGCCAAGGGCGTCTGTACGCTTGCGGAGACGCCTTACGGTATTCTCGTGATCTCGGAAGGTGATGAATGTTTTGGTAACGCTCCTACAAGCCCAGATCACCTGTGGCTCGTTTGACGACTGAGTGTTGGTCGTGACAGTCGATTTGTTCGTTCCGTATTGGAGCGCGGGAGTGGTTTTGGTGGCGTATAGGTTGCCTGCAATAAAATTAGCCATAGTGACCTACCTATAGCTATCGCCAATTGCGATGTCAAATATAATTAAAACCCAGCCGCTTTCATGCGCCTTTTGGACTTAATGCCTTTTTTTATAACCTTTTTAGTCCCCTTGGCTATCATCCAAAAGAAAACTAAAAAGCCAATGAGCATTAATAATGTGGTGGCATGACATATTATCATCATGTCAAATGCGTCGCACATACAGAGAGATTACCAATAAGATCAGATAATACAACTCATAAATAATGGACTTAGTCAGCAGACACCTCGTCGATTATCTCTGTTAACGTCTTCAAAGATGGTGCTTCGTCGCTATCGATCTCTATGAGTTCGTACTTTTCCACCTCGGTATCAATGGTCACAGGCTCGTTGTATGTCCTGACCTCTGGAGGGGCGTTGAGCATCTTCCACTCCTCTTCCAACGCTGGCGTCATGTTGGTATTCCTACCCACGCCGTGGAATTCCAGCTTCAGGGTTGGCCCAGTCGTTACAATGTGCTGCTCTGGCGCGTATTCGCCCCCTAGCTTTGCGTCCGCCTGCAATGCAGCTAGCCTATCAAAGGTTGCCTCGACCTGTCCATTGGCCTTTCGGTTGATCTTGGTGGGGACTTCGCCCAAAGCCATCCTCCGCAGCATATCGCGCTTCTCGCCGATCAGCATGGCGAACTGGCTGTCCACCACCTCGCGGATCTCGGCCAAGCGTGTCTTCACATCAGCGCGAGCCGCCCAGTGGCAGGCCGTTACAGGCGCGGAGTTCTTTTGGACGTTGGGGCGGATCTTCAGGAACGCCTCGGTCTGGTTTAGACCTTGAGATAATAAACGAGCAAAGCGTTCGTGTTCGGTGTTTTTAAGAATCGGCATAAATGGTCGGTTGGTTTTCTCTTATGTAACTGCATTAATCATTAATGACCTTAACTAATTATTTTACTCTGTAAAGAGATTATATGCTTGACGATTAGTCCAATAAAATGGTTATTTTTGATCCAGCGCATTCTTTTTATTGATCTAAACCTGATATGATTTTCATGCGTTGTAGGTTTATGAACCCGCAGGTATCTTGCATGATTCCACCATTACATGACGCGGATGTTTGCTTTTCTGCGAAGCGAATTGGTATGATGAAACGGCCTTTATCGTTGGTGATTTTTGCGGATAGCACGATCTTGTCTGGAACGATGTAAAGGTATCCCACGAATGGAACTTCAAGCATCTTTGATAGTTGTGCGCCTGCTAGCAGTTTGTGAGATGAGATCATCCATTCATTTTGAAACTGGAACTGGAATGTTTCAAGTGAGTGGCGACGGCATTTTGCTTCATAGATTGCAAGCAGTTGCTGGTTTTGTGTGATGAAACCATCAATGAGTGACGCCTTGGTTATTGGCGTGTGGAAGAATTGGCATGATGGGTGCTTGGCTTTGATGATGTTGAACATCTCCGTTTCTTCTGTGACTGACTCCTGTCCGCGAGGTGTGTTTATGTCTAAGCTCATTTGGACTTCGCTTTGATTTCCTTGATAAGTTGGTCGTACTTGTCTCCGAGGATTTTGAATGCGAGCTTTGCTTCGTCGCGTTCCTTTTCAATCTTTAGGATGTCTTCAAACGCAGCCTTGTATGCGGCGGTCATTGATTCGTACTTTGCGCTGTAGTCCTCTGCGTCTTTCCTGTACTCTCGGACATCCGCTAATAGGACTCGATTGGAGTCTGACATCTCTACGGCAGTTTGCTTGATGCAATCCAACTCTGCCTTGTACTGGGATGCGTTGCTAGTCATCGCGATTAGCTCTCGCTCTAGCGTTCTGGTGTGTTCTAAGATCTCTATGGACATCGCGCCGTTTGGGTACATGAGTGCGGTGGTTCTGGGTGTGTCTGTGATTGGTGTGATCATATGTCGTCTGGATCTGGTTCGGGGTGGATTGTTGTGTTCATGGTTTGATCTTGAATTGTCCTAACTTGATCGACTCTTTAGTCGCCTCCATGCGCTCTGGAGTGACCCACATCTCGCGGCCCGATGGGTGCATGGCCCAGAAGCGTTTGGTGTTGTCATTGTTCCATGCGCCGCGCTTTAGCTTGGTTGGTGTGTTTGTGTTCATATGACGCTGTAGGCTGTTCCCCTGACTGGAGGGGGAGTTGGGTATGGTGGATTCTTTGCTTTGGGGATTGGAGTTATTGCAGGGCGAGGGGTTGGTGATTGTGCAGGAGGGAGCGGTTGGGTCGGCTTTCCCTTTGGAAGCGTCTCCACAATTACTGGTTGGTGAATTGGTTTCGGTGTAGGCGTGGGGGTTGCGGAATGGAGCCATAGCCATAGAATAGATGATGCGATCATTTGATTTCAGTTGTGTTTATATTTTCCATTTTTGACCGCATCGCAGGCATTCAATCCTGCGGGTGTGATTTGTTTGTGTCTTGTATGTTGTAATCCAAGCGTGTCCTTTGAAAAGGCATATTGCAAGTGTGAATATATTTATCATTGTGGATTCCAGTCTTTGTACGCCGTGGTGATTTCTTTGAGTATCCCCTCACCCCACTCGTTCATGGCGTTGTTTATGCAGTAAGCGACGATGCGGATGTTTTCAGGCGTGTATCCCTTTGTGTTGTCTATTCGGTCAATTGATGGTGCGTAGGGATTTCGTGTAAAGTTTTTAGCGCGGAGTTTGAATTGTATTCCTGAGAGTGAACAGCGTTCGGGGTTTATGAATGTCAAATGATCAATGTGTTCCTTGGTTATTTCAAACTGGATTCCCCGCCTCTTGGCTCGCTTTTTGGTTTCAGTGATCGACCTGCGTAAAGACTTATTTATCCAATCTGTTAGTTCACTCATATTGTTACAATAGTTGCGAAGTCAATCAGGCGGCGGAGTATCGCCTGACCTCGATCCTTGGAAAGCATGGCGTTGAGATCGTTGGAATTTGCGTTGGATGTCCAGATTATAGGTAGACCCTTCTCACTTCGCTCGTCGATTAGGTCGTATAGCAACTCCTCTGCGGTCGCTGGGAGTCGCCCCTTGCCAAGGTCGTCGATCAGGAGGAGCTTGCAGGTGTAGGCTTTTCTTAGGCGGATTTCTGCCGTGTGCTTGATCTGGTCGTCAGAGTTAAACTTGTCTTGGGCGTGCTGCGTGAGCTTGGTGGCCTTCAGGAAGCAGATGCTCCTACCGAGTTCGTGTTCCCTGAAGAGGATCTCTACGGCGGCTCGTGTCTTTCCTGCTCCTGACTTTCCGATCATGCCAATACCCTTTGGTGAGTACTCCCAAGCGTCGATTGCTCGCACGAGGTTGCCGTGTAGGCGCATTTTATCCGTTTCGGCGTACAATCTAGGCACTTCTGCCCAAAACGCATTCCTACGACCTTCTAGGAGTTCGCGCTCGCGGTTTCGATCTGACTCTTCCACCCGCTTGTCGAGGCATATCGGGCAGATGGAGTTACTGAACAGCGTGCGTCCGTTGAAGGTTATGTTGTCGGCATCAAAGATGATGTCGCAGTCTTTACAGTTCGCTTTGATCGTTGTCATGTTAGAATATGCCTGCGTAGGCGTTGGTTGTTTGTGTTGCTGGTGCTGCTGTGAATTTTGGCTCAAAGACCCCTGTCCATCCATTGGAGATAGTCGTTTTGAGTGCTTGCGTTGCCCCATCAGATCCCCAGAGGGCCATCTGCTGTAGTAGCAGCTTCAGGCTGTTTTTCTGTAGGGTTCTCATCTTGCTCGCCTTGCGGTATTCAAGGTAGTCGCTCCAGACCTTCTTGAAATTATCATTGTTTAGGCAGGAGGGAAAAACTAAAGGAGCGTCAGCGACCTCTTTCTTTTTTATATAAGGCTTATCTGAAGATGAAGTTGAAGATGAAGATGAAGGGGTTGGATTTTGGTTAACCCCAGTGGTTGGATTTTGGTTAAGCAAAATCGGGTTTCCACCCTTCTTTCCTGCCTCGCGGCGTATTTGAATGATCTTTTCATCCTTTACCATGCGCGAAGAGTATATCGCTCCATCTGTATCCCTGCGCTTTGCCGCGCCATAGGTTAACAGGGTGGTTAGGGTGGTGGTTAGAATTTGCTTATCCAAACCAAGCATTCTTGCAAGCGCGTCCTCTGGCATGGGGATGCCATTGAGCAAAAGAACCCCCCTTTCTGACGATTCGTGCATCAGGCAAAGGATCTCAAACCAAACTCCCCTATCATGAAAGTTTAATGCTTGGACTGCTGGATCTTTCCTCCAATCCGCTGGGTAAAATTGTATCGCTGGGAGTTTCATTCTTTATTCAGATAACAAACCCCAGCCCCCTTGTGGTAAGAATTGCCGCTATGATACGGCTCACAAAGAAACTGGGGTATAAAGTTTGAATCATAGGAATTGGGCTTCTTACGGCCTTCATGAAATTTATTTATTGATCTAAAACAAGTCAAGACTCTTTCTTTTTAAGCCTTTTATCAACCTGATCGATTACGTCGATGCAATAATCCATCGCCGCCTGCGCGCCTGCTAGGTATGCAATCCGCTGGTAGAATTCGTGGTGGTGTTCACCCGATGGCACTGGCGTCCTGATTCCCTCAGTAGGGTACCATTCCTCAAATGCTTTCTTGCTGTCCATGTGTTTTATTTATTGGTTCGATGTGTACTTCAATTCGCGGCATCTCTGTCCTAGCCGCAAACCACTTTGATGCTTGTAGCGTGGTGATCTGCGCGTCGTCAACCCAAAATCCAATCAGCGCGTCGGTAAGGCACTTGCAAAGGTTGTCGGTATCAGGACGCTTATCCGCTGGTATGCGCCCCTGTGGGAATTTCTTAGCGTTCATAGCGACTGGCCTCTTCATTACAAATGTGAGCGTCAACTTGATTGGGCCTTCGTATGGTTTGGCTGGCGTGTAATTCTTGGCGTAATATCCAACAACCTTAATCCAATCCTTGGCCTTCTTGTCCTTGTAAAAGACTGGCCTACCTCCCATCACCATCACCTTCCTGCCAGAGTTCTGGAGAGAGACTGGCGTTACAGGGATGATGAAGGAGATAGGTTCCATCTTTAGTAATTATTCCAAAGATCGTCTTGGCAATCGGCACAACGATAGCGGTTATTATGTGGATTGGATAAATCCTGCTTCACATAGTAGACCATCTCGCCGCTGAGAATGCGGTTTCCCATGATCGGGTCACCGCAATCGTCGCAGATAAATGTGTCGTTGTCTTTGACGCCCTTCTTTGCAACTACTGCGCTCATTTTCAGAATGGAATAGGATCGTTATCTTCGTTTTCCTGACTGGCTGTCTTCTTATAAGCCTTTGCGTTGTCCTTGATGAAACCCTGTGGCTTCTCCTTTGGAGTGCGTGGCTCGCTGATGCCAACGCCAAACTTCTTGACGCCGCTCTGTGTCTCGCCTTCCCACAAGCTGATCTCAATCAACTCGCCCTTCCACATGGCTTTGCCTTTGTAGTCTGGGTGCTTTTCTTCCTGTTTGTAGTCGTTCGGAAAAATTGTTCCGCGACCTTCTTTGTGTTCGTATGCCATTTTCGTTTATTTGTTGCAGCAGGAATCCTGCTCGGTTTCTTCATTCTCCTTATCAAGGAGAAAGTCTATTGCTAGGTGAAATGCGGTACACTTATACTCATCTGCATCCTCGCAATCAATTATTTCTGCATTTATCAAGAATTGCAGCTTGGAGTTGAGTTCAGTAAGTACAATTTCAAATCTCTCCTCAAGTTGCTCTGATACATCTGCACCAAGAGCAGTGGTAATATTAAACTTTTTATCTGTCGGTTTGTTTGGCATGGGTGTTTTGGTTGGTGGTGTTTACTACTTCGCTCGCACCATGATTGGCGCGCTCGTCTTGCTCACAAGGACTTCTGAGATGGCTTTCTCCAATGCGGCCTTCGCATCTTTGGTAGCCATGTCTGTCTTTGCGGCAAAAGTCTTTTCAAGCTGCGGAAGGGATACCTTACAGCAAGCGAGAATGTCGTCTGTGCTGAGATGATCCGCCAGTAGCGGCACGAGGCCGTTTACGGAGTCAACACTCCTGCTGGTACGACCAGAGGTTAGTTTCCTTCCAACGATCTGGTGACCCTCTACGAGCCTCCGCTTGGCCTCCTCGCGGATGCTTTCAATAAACACCTCAACCACATCGGCCATCTCTAGGTACTCAGAGATTTTTTCGTTGGTCAGGGATGGCACGGAATCCGTAGATACCTTTGCTAGCGAGCCTACGACTCCACCAGCTTCAGGACAGATCGACTTTGCCCTGCAATACTTACAAGCGTCAGGTGACGGCGTTCTAGGAGCATTGGGCGCAAGCGCGGCCCTGACGATAAACTGGATCTGCTCGTTGGCTTTGATCAGGTCGTCCTCGTTGTACTCCGCAATTGTAAACTTCGCCGCCATAGGCTGGACGATGGCTACCAGAATGCGCTTGAGATTTGGCAGGTTCTTTTTTACTAAAACTGCGTAAGAACGAAGTTGCAGGTTTTCCGCCGCTGAGTTGCCAGTGCCTACTCGCCCTGTCTTCCAGTCGACTACTAGCGCAGTCTCATCTCCAAAGTGATCGATACGATCAATCTGGCCTGACCACTGGTCGCCGTACCACAGCCGCTTTTCCAGCGTCGTGCTGTCAGGGTCGCCGAGGTTAATAGCCTCCCTGATCTCCTCATACTCCACCTGACAACGATCTGCGATCTCCTGCTCCTCATCGGTCAGGATGATCGACATCGGATCTTGCATATACTGATGGATGCGGTTGCCCATGACCGCTGCCGCCCCAGACTCACTGGGAGGGCAGGTGATCTCAAGCTGGTACTTACCAGCGCAGGCGTGGTAGCTAGCCATTGCGCTACCGCTCATCTTGTCTTTACGTTCGTCAGTCATATTATTTATTTTTAATAAATTTGTAATCAGGCTCGGAAACATAATAAGCACAATTCTTAAAAGCATCTATTGCTAGATCATGTGCGTCATATTCATCTATTATTTCAAATTCTAATAAGTCACGAAGCAGATAAGAATTCGTCATTCTTGTGTAAATCTCCCTCATGCTGTTTTCAATTTCACCGATTAATCGTACTCGGATTTTGCTAAGTATTTCTTTGCGTTCGTTAGTCATTTTGCGGCGGTGTTGTTGGTGGTTGCAGATTCAGAGGGGAAGACAACGGCTGTCTCCCTGTAAGCACCTAACATTTTGTCTAAATGGTGGGCGTTCTTGGTGGAAAGGACGATGTCAGCGAACTTCTCGTTCACTCGCTTGACGACTGGTAGCGGAAGGTCGATCAGGAACTCTGGAACCTCGACGCCTTTGGAGAGCAGGAACGAGCGCACCTGATCATCGCTGACCTTGTACGCCTCCATTGTCGAGAACATTACTTCCCACTGATCTGTCACAGCGGTCTTGGCTGGCTCTGGAGCCGTGATTTCCTTTGCCAGCTTGTCGGCGTCAGGCTTGCTAGGCTGGAACGCTGGCTTGGCAATCACTGGCTTGCTGGTGGCCTTGCTTGGTGTGATGGACTCGTTGCCATCCAAATCCTCGTCGCTGGTGATGCCAAGGATGGCGGCGGCGGAGTAACGGCGAGCGTAGGTGATAGCTCCTCCTGCACCCTGTGGAGACTGGTCGCGGAGTGGCAATAAAAGCCTACTCTCGCGGCTCTCTCCTCCAGCGTGGATGATGCGTGTAACGACGCCTGCCATGCCGTCTTCAAAGCAAGGCTCCTGACTCATCGCCAGACCATGCTTGGCGAGGACTGGGCGTGTTGCGTCGAGGATTGAGTCGAGCGAGGTGAACTTCGACTTGAAGTGTGGGTTTACCTTGTCTTTGGAAAGGTTGCGAAGCTCGCCAAGGGCGGCTACGAGTGCTGAGTTTAGGGTGGATGTGGTGGTTGCCATATGTGTGTGTTTGGGTTGGTGATTATTTCTTGTTGCGAACAAACTCTAATGCGTGATCGCAATTTACGAACATTTTCTCGTCGATGAAATAAAATCCATCTTCATCGCGAGTGATTGATTTGTAGGCGATAGCGCGCCGCTTGAGTGCTGTGGCAATAAGCTCCAGCCTATAAGTAATGAGACCTGCTGTTTCTATTTTCATGTGTTGGGTGTTTGTGTGTTTGTGACTACAGGGAAGATTTATATGTGCGCTTGGGATTGGATGTCGAGAATTATTTTTAGGCTACCATCTCGCGATCATCTTTGAGTGCTACAAGCACCCAATGGCGTAGGCTCATGAGATCCATGTTACGGCAATACTTGCCAGTGAGGGGATCGCAGCTGAAGTCGCGAGCGGCAAGGAATTCGATGAAGTCTTTGCGCTTGAAGGTGTTTAGGGTCTTCCAGTCTTTGCAGGCGTTGATGCGGTCTGTGATATTCATGTGTGTGTGTTGGTTGGTTGTGTTGATTGACTACACGACCAATATTGCCTACATCGCTTGGGTTTTCAATAAAAATCTTCGCCTAACTGAAAATAGTTTCTAGAGCGTCTGTTTATGCCGCTTCGCGGACAGGATGTTTTCTAGGTCTACCGCCTTTTTTGCCGTTTTCTACTGCCGCTTTTGCTTTTTTATCGGTGGTGGACATACCTCCAATCTTGCCGATTTTCGTGAGATGCTTTACGAGTTTTTTTGTAACTTTCATGTGTCAATATTTATAGGTTGTCTTGCCGCCCTTCTTTGCAACGGCTGTTCCGCGCATTGGGCCTTTCGTTATCTTCTCAATGTTCTCCCTGAACACACGGCGGTTGACAGGACGCTCATAGTCGCCCTTGCCCCCTCCCCATCCAAATTGGTTTTTAGCTATTGGCTGACTCATCGCTAGGCTTGATCTTCATTCCCTTTGCGAGTCCGCCCAGCTTGCTGTTGAGGCTTTTTCGCTTCTGGGGAGAGATGCGGCTATTCATAAGTTCGTGGTAGGTCTCGGTCTTGTTGATGAGACGCTGGAGGTGAGGGTTTTTATTTTTCATTGGTGGGAGTTTGTAGGCGTAGGATTTCGCGCTCAATATACCAGATCGCTTTACGCAGGTCAGTAATTTCCGAAGCGGCGTCTTTCTTGCCAGCGCGCCATAAATATTTCATCGCATTGCCAATACAGAATCCCATGTGCTGGGTGATTTGAATCGCCTCAATTCCGCTGGGATGCGAGGTGTAGTGCGCGGGGTGGTTTACTAGGTCGTCCATATGTGTTTATTGATTTGATGATAGGTTGTGGCGGCGCAGGATAAATACCTTTCGCTTGGTTCCCACATAGCCTGTTTCTCCGTTGGCCCCCTTGGGAGCCTTTGGAGCGGCGTGGGATCTTGGGGCAGTCAATCGGCTCGCGGCATCCGAAGGCGATGCCGAGCGAACCTTACTTGACTTACCTTTGTTCATTACTCAGCGGCTGGCGTTTCGGGAGCGGTATCTGATGCTTCCTGTGCAGCCGCCATGCGCTCAAGCAGTCCAAGGGCGATGGTTCCGCGAACAGCGAGTTGCTGGATTCCAGCAATCAAATCAACGATGATCTCATGCGTGGTCACGTTTTCAATGTCGATGTTGGCAATAAGCTCCTGAATGTTCTTTGGTTCGGCCTTGGCTGGCGTCTCAGGCGTTGCAGGAGCCTCTACAGGCGCGGTTTCCTGCGCTGGCAGGGGAATGATGTTGGTAGGCTCTTCGGGAGCTACTACGGCGATTTCTGGCGTTTCGATGGTGGTTTCTTCGGACATGGTGTTTGTTTGTTGGTTAAGCCAGCTTACGCTTTGGCATTTTTTTAGGTTTGGGAATAATGACGTTTTTATCCTTCGGCATCTTAGGGGTGGACACTTTGGGAACTTTGACGCTGGTAGGCATGGATGACTTCGCGCTGTTTAGGCCGACGCGAATCTCAGGCGTGGCAAACTTTAGCGATGACGATGAAGATGAAGCCTTTGGTTCATCCGCGCTGGCGTTAAGAGCAGCAGGTTTGGCTGGAGCCTTTGGCTTATTGACCTGAAGAGGGTTTTTAGGATTGTGATGCCACATATTATTTGCGCGTAGTGTATAGCCTTTCTTGCAACATTGCATCAGCAATCGCAAAAGCATTTTCAGCGAGTGCCTCTGGGTCGCTTGCTGCCGTAGGGGTAGCAAGTCCAACTAAAGCGGCGGATGCGAAATAGTCTCTAATGCTCATACCGCTATTGGGACGCACTGGAGGGTTTGTGTTGTCTCCAGCGTAGGCTGAGACTGGGAAAGCAGGGTGATTGACTGGCTCTTTAGACATAAATTGTTTTGATTTTTGGGCGGCAGAATTACCGCAGTTTTCAATTTACGAACTAATAAGCCTTTTTTGTCAAGATTTTGTAGCATCACCCAGATGTTGGGAATGCATGGTGACTCGCCGTTGTATATCGTTTTCATTGTTTTTATTTATTAGGTTGATTGGGTTGATTGAGAACTCTTTGAATTCTGAACAGCACCCATCGCAGGCATGGATGCCGTCTCCTTTTAATTTAGGATCGTCTGGATGAGGGTGGCTCTTTCCATGAGGACAAACAAGATCCCATTGAGCAGAGAGGCTTTTGTACGCCGCGCTCCAGCCCAGAGGGATGCTTGTAGGTCTCCAGAGATCATTCATCCGTAGCGTTTGAGTTTATCTTTTCCTGTTCTAGTGCTTGATCTTCTCGAATGTCGAGAATGATCCGCTTTAGTTCTAATGCCGTCTCAGACTCCTTTCCCCAGAAAGTCCGATAATAGCAATAGCGGGTGTAGATGTACGCCAGCAATTGCTCGCGCATCTCGTCTTTTCCTGTTGTATATGGATGTGTTTCCATCTGGTTGGGTTTAGGGGGTTTAATGCCGTTGTCAAGCATGAATTTTATCTAAGCGGTTGAAGTAGGTCGGCTCGCTTTTGGGTGGCTTGGTATCGGCCTGCACTGCTCGTATGTCCGCTAGGATCGTGCGAGCGCGTGCAACACTGATATGCGGCAGCGTTTCCAGTCCATGCGCTTCAGCCATTTTGACTTGGCTGTGCAACAAGGATTCTATGTTGCTGAGTAGGTTTGCGGCTTGGGTGTTCATTGGTTTGTGTCCCTCCTGTAGGCGATGAGTTTGTGGATGATGGTGATGAGGCGGCGAGCGATCTCCCTGTCGCCTTTTACAGAGGATTTAGCCTCCGCTTCTGCGTCTGACAGCAGCGTGACCATAAGCAGTTCCCACTGGTCGTCGGTTAGGGAGAATTTTGGTGAGTTCATTTGCGTAGCTCCCAGATTAGGTCAGCCAGTCGCTTGGTCTTGCCAAGGCTGTTGAGTTTGTAAACCTCTCCGAGACCATGCCGTAGCTCGGCAATGTACTGGCGGAGTTCGGCGTTCTCCTTGCGGATCTCGTCGCAGGTCTGTTCAACAGCGGCGAATTGTTCGTGTTCGGTGTATGTCATATGTGTGTGTTGGTGGGTTAGTAGGTGATTGATGATTTGCGGACATATCGCAATGCTTTTGCTGCGTCCTTGATTTGAAGGCGAACCCATGCGTTGTGGGCTGAAGTTCCAGTGTTACGCCTCTTCCAGTATTTTTGGATTGAATCGCGAAGCGTGCTGGCAATGGTAATGTAGATGTCGAATGTCATGTGTGTGTTTTTGGTGTGTGTTGTGTGTGGCTGACAATTAAGAAAGTAAGCCAGTCGCTTGGGTTATGCAACAACAAAATGAAAAAAAGTGAAAATAATTTCATGGCCTCTGGAGCCGCTTATTTACTGGCCTCGGCGGCTTTTATCTTTTGCAAAACAATCGCGCAAACCTCCGCTAGATGCAAAATTGTTGGTTCGTCAATCTGCGGCATGACCGCGTGTGCGATCTCGTGGATGGTCACTTCCTCCAACGATCTGGTGCGACCATTGTGCATCGCCTTTACGATGATCTTTTTCTTGTCATAGTTGCACAGGCCGTCGTTATCGGTTCCAGCAACGCCGAATCCTATCTGCCATCGCTTCCCGTTGATTAACGCGCTACAGACCCTCTTAAAGCTCATGGCGTGGCCTCCTGAATCTCGCATAGGTTCCAGATCCACCCAGCTTCGGTCGCGTGGAGTTCTGCGTAAAATCTTCCCTCCATATACCTAGCGTTTGATACTTTGTAGAATTGCAGGCGTGCTAGGTCTTTGACCATGAAATTGTAAAACTGATCCATGCTCTCAATCGGAGGGACTGATGGAGGTGGTTCTGTGTCACAATCGAGCATTATCAGCATGGCGTCAGGATACCTTACCCTCGCGTCCTAATCAAGGTTGTGAGGTCATGGGTCAAATTACCTGTCTCCAGTTTGCGCTGGACGCCGTTGTATGATCGCTGGAAATCCTCAAATCCGCGCTCACCAGCAGGCTCCCAGAGGTGACCTATGTAGGTCGGCGGGAATTTGTGGTCGCTGTAATCGGTTTTTGCGATTGACTTTGCAGGCTCCATTGCAGCTTGCATCTCTCGATCTTTTCGTTGGAGTAAATGCAAGGCTATAGCCGTCAGCTTGATCTTGGTTTTCTTTGGCAGCTTTGGTTTCGGAGTGGTATCAGGTACGCCGCCAAGTTTTTTTATAATGCGAGCGATGTCAGGATCGTATTGCATGGCGTTAGGAAAAGATTTGGAAATCTTGGACTGACTCGCGCCACTCGCTCATCCCATCGACCTCATGCTTGACCAACTTGAAGAAGCATCCAGCGTAATCCGCTGGATGGTCTACAGCCTCTGCCCGCGCCTTGGCAATGTGGGATGGCATGGACTCTATCGCCTGCGCTTCGGTGCGGTAGGATGCAATTAAATCTGCGTAGCCGTCTTGGTCGTGGATTTCAACTTCGTATGGGTGGGTTGGGTAGCTCATGTGTGTGTGTGTTTGGGTTGGTGTCTTATTGACAAGACAACAATAAACCCAACCGCAAAAAATTGCAACAACTATTTTAGCCGCATAAACACTGGCTCTACAGCCAATGCCGCTGTCAGAATTGACGATCCAACCACATTTTCTTCGCCATCTCGACATCAATCGTGAGCCGTCCAATTCGCGCATTCACGGCGTTGTGAAGATCCACACTCCACTTGAAAAAGTCATTCCAGTCAGGAGGGTTCTTCCGCACGAAATCCTTCAAATGTTGCTCGCAGGGGCATCCCTCAAATGGTAGCGACTTCATCCACTCGGTGAGCCAGAAATCATGGCAGAGATTCCCTCCGCTGACGCGAAGCGCGAACAGGTGCAACTCAGTCCAGTAGCGTGATCCTTCCTTCGTTATGCGAGCCACAGGCACTCCGCTGTCGAGGTGACGATCAACTTCAGCGGCGGCGTTTACCACCCAATGGTCGTGCTTGTCAAAGTCCATGCCCAGAGCCTTCGCGACAATCTTCTCAACCTTGAGAGCGGTGTTATGCTGGTGGATATACGGAGATCCCTTTTCCTCCGCAGGCTCATCGCTGTCTGGATGATCAAGATCCCACTTGAGAACCTGCTCCTCGGTGATATGCGCGGCGCGGCATAGCCATGCCTCTACAAGCTCATGCAGGGCGACTAGGAAGCTGCTATTGCGGCTTCCGTATTCAGGTACTGACACTTGCAGGGAGCCGTCACCATTCCACCACCAATCTCCACAGGTGCTATAGCGAATCACAGCAGGGTCAACCGCCTTGATGTCAATTCTCATTTGTAAGGAGGTAGGTCTTCCTCGCGGCGAGGAGGGTCTGGAGGGTTAATCGGCTTGGGCGATTTCATGGGGAAGTTTATTGGATTTTCTACAATTTAAGGATGCTGGTATGACTTGCATATTTGTATGCACATGAACTCCACCGCGAGATATAGGAATAATGTGGTCTACATGGTGCATGATGCCGATGCAATTGGTAATCCGCTGGCTATATTCATAGATTGAATCAATAATTTTTTGTTGATCACGATGCAACATTACGCAAGCGTTCATTTCTCTTGCGCGGCGGCGTCCTGCAAACTCAACTACCTTATCAGGATTGTTTTTAATCCACTTTTTTGAAATAGCATTATATTTCAATCTGTTTTTTTCTACCCATCGCCTATTGCATTTTTTTACTTTCTCAGGATTCATTTTTCTATAAATGCGCCCCGCCTCAATATCATGCTTTACGCTTTTTTCAAAAGATTCTGCGCTTCTCCAGTTTTCTTGATATTTTCCATTCTTAAATCGATATGCATAAAAAATCATTCCATCAGATTTTCTGACATCTCCATTAAGGTGCTTGCGAATGAACCCATTTTCCATAGGTTCTCCACGCTTTGCTCCTCTGGTTATGCCTTTTGAAGGAATGTAATCAATTTCATTTGTGTGCATTACTCGGTATCAAACATATTAACGCCAAGTTCTTCAAGTTTTTCGCACTCTTCTTTGATGGAATCTATGGCAGACATCTTGGCCTCCAGATAGTAGCCAGTAACCTGCTCTGCATTCGCTACAGCATCGTCAATAGCCTCCTGAAGGGTCTCACCAAGGCCAATGACCGCTCCGACCTCTGGAAGGCCACAGGCTTGCGGGATGGCATAGTAGACGCCGTCAATCATCGTGGCGTTGCGAAGTTTCACGCGATCACGCAATTCTTCAGGGAACGAAATCGGCTGCCACCCCGAATCCGCCCAGCTTGAGTGGAGCATAATCTCCGCGCCGTACTTGGCAGTAGCTTCTGGCTCAATAACGATGCCGTTAGCACCAGCCCATATGCAATCAGCGAGGTTGGAATACTGCTCTTGATACAACTCGTTAGGAGGTGATGGGGCGCGAGCGCAAAGGTCAACCATGTAAGGTTTCATATCCTTTCCAATGCGAACCTCAGTAGACATGAATCCACGCCAGTTGTAGGCAGCAAACACGGGCTTCATCCGCTCGTTAAATCTGGTTACTACCTCTGGTATGTCAGAATATTTCTTAAATATTGAGGCAAATCCGCAATCTTTAATTTCAATGCCACTGATTGTGTGTTGTGGATAATGCGCCTGACCATTGTCATCGGTTATCACCCAACAATCAGTTCCCACCTCAACGCAATCATTTAACGCCTCTTCAATCGTGAATTCAATCGTATGCTTGAATGCTCCAATGTTGTATTCCACCTCGTCCAACTTGGGTTCAACTTGCTTATAGTTGGGAGAATGGAATGTCTCAAATGTTCCGCGAAACTTGTCAATCTTGACATACACATCCTCATTTTCTTTCAAGAATGCGCGCAGATTGGCGATGCCCTTGATGTGCGTGAACTTGCCGACAGGAAGGTCGAGAGCGGTAAGGATCTGCTTCATGCCCTCGCGCTTGAGTTCTAGACACTCTCCTGTGCGAGATCCCCAGACGGCCTTGCCCATCTTCTCAAGCATCTCCTGCTCGTAGCCGAAGTAGATGTCAGGGAAAACGAACAAGTCAACCTCATCGAAGTGAGGCCCATAGATGGAATCGACTACTTCAATTCCCTCAAGTCCAGTTCCGATCATGCCAAGGTTCATCTTGGCAAATGCGCTCTCCCAAGGGACGTAGTAATATACCTTCTTGTAAGTTTTCGCCAGCTTGATGGCGATTTCAACGAAAAGTCCGTTGTCTACGACTAGGGCGACCACATCAGATGGGTCTTTGATCTGGGAGATGTCTGTTGCCATAAATTATTTTCCTTTTGCCTTTGCTTTGCGCTTTTGTGAGTACGCAATTGCTACCGCCTGTTTGACAGGCTTCCCTGCCTTCACCTCGGCGGAGACATTTCTGTTAAAGCAGTTCTGGGATGAGCAAAGGCGGAGAGGCATGGTTAGGTTTGGTTAATTTCAGCTAAAATATCCTGAATATCGGCCACACTTTCATACTCTTTCTCATCCTCTTGGTCAATATTTTGCTCATTGGATGGAAGTTGGCGCATCAAGTTAGCATAAGCCTCTGCTTCTTGTGCATTTTTAAATGGTATGTTTGTATCAGTCATTTTCTTCTTCGTCTTCAGTATTTATGTCTTCTTCTTTCATTTCTGCAAAAATCTTGCTGGCTTCTGCAAATGAAAGTGGTTTTTTTCCTTTAGGGAAGAATACATGGAAAATTTCATCGAAGCTAGATTTTTCAGCACCTTCGTTTTTTGTCCATCCACGCTGATCCCAGTTATGCTTTTCTGCAAACCATAAGACTGCCTGTAGATCGTCTGGATTCATTCCAAGTTTGTCTGCTGCTCTCTTGAGAATAATTTGACCAAGTGCAAAGTCTTCGTTGCTTACTCCTGTTTCTGATTTTGGTTGGATTCTCCAAGGTTGACCATACCCCTCAAACATGATTTGACGAAGGAATCTAGCAGCCCAAACATCAATAGTAGCTTGAATTGTTCGCCCTGAAAGATTGCCTGCAAAGTTAGGAGTTTTCGGAGATTTTCTATTTGCCAGCCATGTACCACCAATAACTTTTAAAACAGCTAGTGAGTTTGCGTTGAATTTTCTACCATTTGACCTCATTGGGATCATGTTGGTAGCCAGCATCATAATTTTCTGGTTTTGCTTTGGCGTTCTGTTTTCTTCAGAAATTTTTGTTAAATCGCGAAGGTCTTTTGCGGCATCCAGAGCATATTGTTTTTTCTTTCCAGTTAGTTTTCTTGCTCCTTTTGAAAGTTCATCCGCCATCTGTTTGACATTATCAATATAGCCCCTTTCTCGGATTAAGTTGGCAAGCTCACCTTTTTGTTGTGCGTCCAACATCTCAAGATATGACTTACGATTTTCATCGTATCTTCCATTTTTAATTCCCTCATACCCATCCATTGCTTGAAGGAAATTCTGATTTACAGGAGTCTTGGCACTAGTCGCACCGAGCAATTGGGACACAAGCTCCCTGCCGTCTTCTCCAAGGGCATCTAGCAGATTTTTACGCATTCTGCTGTACCATCCTTTGCCTGCTGAGATTTCAGGTGTTTTTAGATATTCCTGTGTTTTTTTTACAACCTGATTTGCAATGTGATCTACTGCGCCAGAAGCAATTGCGGAATCAATTTTCTTTTGCTGGGGGCCAGTTACATCATATGCCAATGATTTGAAATCAAATGGAGTTGGATCTTCAGCGGCTGTGCCTTTGTATTGAGTGATAGCAGGAGCATTTACAAGATTGTATTTTTCCTGCACATAAACAGGGTCTCCTTTTTTCAATACAGGTTTACCATTTTTCATCTTTTGATAAATTGGAAGTGAATTTTCATCTCCTTTATCAACTTGTTTTGCATCTTTTGATTCTGGCCTAAAGCTAACGCCGCCAATCGGAGCTAACCCAGCCAGCGGCTTGGCAGTCTCCTGCGTCTTGGTCTTGAATCCTTCCCAATCGACCTTGCCGTCCTCGGTCTTGGGGAGATCGGAATCAGGCATGAAGCGGATGTCCTGCTTGCTGGTATCAAACCGCTGTGAGAGAGGGATCAGCTTGCCTTCGTCGTCGTAGGTCGCTGGGTCGGCGGATTTTATGTTGTTAGCATCGAAAATTGCAGCAGAGTCTTTCCAACTAGAACCTACATTCGATCTATCGTAGTATCCGTCAAAACCAGCTTTTTTAATAATACTTTGCAATGCAGGATTCTCTAATTGTTTCCAAGTCCCACTATGCTGAATTTGTTCTGGATAGGGGGCAGTCAAAGGCCAATTAGATTCCGCATCCTCCAATCGTTTTATGTGGTTTGGGTTTTCGGGGTCAAAAATATCACCTTTCACATACCAGTTATATATTTTGGGATTTTCCCCATCCCTAACAGATAGTTGGTCAGCTAAAGTCTTTGAAAAAGTTACGTGGGCAGCTACTCCACGATTTCCACTTGGAACCTTTATATCAGTCGATTGTGAAACATGATAAGCCGTAATTCCATACCCCGCCTTCCTCGCGGCCTCGTCAACTAGTCTCTGCGCCTCCTCCATATCGCCAGACTCAATAGCCTTGGCGTGTGCCTCGTCCTGCTTGGACGCAGGCATGAACGAGATGTTTCCCTTCGGTTCATACATTCCGCTGTGCAAGATTCCGCGATCAGCGAGGAACTTCTCTTCTTCCGTTGTTGGAGCCTTCAACTGCCCAGCGTCCTTCGCAATCTGGTACGCCGTTGCGCGGTCTACAATGCCCCCAGAACTCGTTTTGAATCCATACGCTGGGCTTTCCCTGTCAGTCGCCTCCTGTGGCGCGCTAGGGTTGGCAATAAGGTGCGTGGCTCCCTCGGTGACCTTTCCTGTGCGAGGGTTTGTGTAGGTAGCGGCGGTGATTCGTTCCTCCTCGCCATCGCGTGATGGCATGAACTGAATCTGACCACCTTTCTGGATGCTGTCACGCATCTCTGGCGTGATCTCGACTTTCCAAATTGGGGTTGTATCATATTCATTCGGATCGGTTTTAATGTCGCCCTCCTCGACCTTCGCCCCCCACTTCTTTACATACTTTCCAATCTCTTTTGGAAGGATCTGGTCGTAGAAGCCTTTCATTCCTTCGCCACCTACTTTTAGGTCAACACCAGAGAGGTGCTTCATGTTGATTACATCACCGTTTGAAAGTTCGGTTTTCTTATATGTGCCTTCCCCATTGATGATCTTTTGGGC